CGTACGGCTTGTTGCAAGTCTTCCTGACGAATATTGGCCGGCATATCTTTCGGCCTCCACGGTGTTAGGACTGCGTCAAATTAAAGCACTCTTTTCGAAGAATGCCCAATTTGCTGACGAGCGTGAAACTCACGCTGCTCCCGTCAGAACCTTCATGCTCGGCGAGCGGCTTTGCCGCATCACGAACAAAAGGTTGCAGTACTACCAGCTCTTCCCAGAGCGCTTGGACGATGTACTGTCCTCGCAGATGCGAACCCTCACGAAAGTGGTGGAACGCGTCTTGGGTTCGCCCCGTGCCTTTTTGGAGTCCATCCCGGACTCTTTGAGGTTGACGTCAGGTGCTACCGAAAACTCCCCGCGGGCGTTTTCCATGCCTTTCCACAAAGTGAAAGGGCATGTGAGAGTCCCCGTTGGTGCTGCTCCTTTTGTGACCGCTGCCTTGGCCTGGTTTGGCCTTGGCTCTGAGCGGTTGGTTTATGTTAAGCACAACAGAATTGCTTTTGTGCTGAAGAATTGGAAGACCAAGCGAACGATTGCGTGCGAGCCCTCGGGTTTGCTGCCATTTCAGCTAGCTTTCGATTCGTATATCAAGCGGCGCTTGCTGCGCTACCTTGGTATAGACCTAAGCCGACAAGACAGGAACGCCGAATTGGCCCGCATTGGGTCGATCGATGGGTCCGTTGCTACAGTGGACCTTCGCATGGCAAGTGACACAGCGGCCTTGGCTGCTGTGCATACTACCGTGTCGTCCGACTGGTGGGACGTTCTGAAGAGGCTGAGGTGTTCGCACTTCAAAATCAAAGGGCAACCCGTCGGCCGGTATGCTAAGTTCTCCTCAATGGGGAATGGTTGCACGTTCGGTCTGGAGACTCTCTTGTTTTCGGCAGCCTGTGTGGCTGTCGGTAGCAAGCGATTCTCGGTGTATGGTGACGATATCGTCATCGAAACCGAGCTCGTAGAGTCTTTGCTCCGTCTGCTCCGTCATATCGGTTTCCGCCATAACGTCGAGAAGACGTTTACAGCTGGCCCTTTCCGGGAAAGCTGCGGCGGTGACTTCTTAAACGGGACTGACGTCACACCGTTTTACCTCCGTGAGGAGGCAAAGCGGCCACACCAGCTTTGTTTGCTGATAAATGGCCTCGCGGCCACGTGTCAGCCTGACGGCGAAGTGTGGAAGGTACTGCGAATCATCACACGCG